TTTATATCTTACCAATCTTAGTAATGATAAATCTTTTGACCAAGAAAGATAAAAACTACCACCAACTTCATTTGGACCCCCAACTAAAGAAGTGAGTTTATTATTAGCACAATCAAAATAACCACCGACCGATTGCGGAGCTCCTTCTAAAGAAGTGAGTTGATTATCACGACAATCAAAATAACCACCAACTGATTCAGGACATCCAACTAAAGAAATGAGTTTATTATTAGCACAATAAAAATAACCACCAATTTGACCAAATTTAAAAGGTAGTTTTTTTACTTTCTTGATTAATTCAACATCATCATCAGTATTAATCAATCCATCTTTGATTGTATAATCACCTATTTGAAAATATTCTTCTATTTTTACCACGATGCGTTTCCTACAAAGCCATTATCTATTAATGCTTTTTGGCATGCAAGAATCGCTTTCTTCTTCGGCATACCATTTTTAATTTTGATATCAAATTCTACTAATATTCTCATACATTGATATACTTCTAGACAGTCATACCTGAGAAGTATTACTTCTGAAGTAAAATTAACAGATATTGTAGCTTTCTCTCTTTTTAGTATTATTAACAATCGATTGTTAGCTTTGTCAAATTTTGTTGTATTAGCAACTTCTTCAAATCCGTTTTTCTTTAAAATATCGATAAATTTATATACACTGGCCAAATCTTTAAAATTGATGTGCGATGATGAGAAATTTTTATGATGTCTCAGTCCAACATCTAGTAGAGCATTTTCTACAACATCTTTTAGATAATAGACTAAAGAACAATCATTATCAGCTATTAGCAAATGAAGCACCGGAGTTGTGGGAGACCACAAAAAAGGCTCTATATGAAAACCACTTACCATGACGCGTTTCCTACAAAGCCATTATCTATTAGTTCTTTCTGACATAATAAAATGGCTTCTTTTAATGGCTTATGATTACAATATTTGTTTATAATCTCATTTACTTGATCATTGAATATTTCTATGTTTTTATATCTTACCAATCTTAGTAATGGTAAATCTTTTGACCAGGAAAGATAAAATTTACCTCCAACTTCTTTAGGAGCTCCTTCCAAAGAAATAAGAGGATTATTACGACAATCAAAATCATCGCCGACGGATTCCGGAGATCCTTCTAAAGAAGTGAGTTTATTATTAGCACAATAAAAATTACCACCAACTTCATTTGGGCTCCCAGCTAAAGAAATGAGTTGATTATCAGAACAAATAAAATTACCTCCAACTTTATTTGGACTCCCAACCAAAGAAATGAGTTGATTATTATAACAAATAAAATTACCACCAACCAATTTTGGGGCGCCTTCCAAAGAACTAAGTTGATTGTTATAACAAAAAAAACCACCACCAACTGAGTGCGGAGATCCTTCCAAAGAGGTAAGTTGATTGGTATAACAATAAAAACTACCACCAACATAACCGAATTGAACCGGTAGTTTTTTTACTTTCTTGATTAACTTGATTAATTTGACATTAAAATCAGTAGAAATTAATCCATCTTTGATTGTATAATCATCTATTAGAAAATACTCTTTTATATCTACCACAATGCGTTTCCTACATACCCGGCTGCCATCAATCCTTTTTGGCAATCTACGACGGCTTTCTTCTTACTTACATTCATAAAATCTTCTCTGCATCTATTGAACAAATTCGATATATTACCCAATTCCTCTTCGGTATCAATTTTAAAAAATCGAAAAACCGTTGGCATTGAAATTAAACGAAGCAACGGTACATTTGGATACACATTAAGATATAATTCTCGTATAGTTCTTCTATTATATATGGGTTCGATTGATGTAAGAGGATTATTATATATCCAAAGATACATCATTTTCTCAGACAGGCCTTCTAATGAAGTTAAACTATTTGTTGATATGTCTAATAACCCTACAACAGTTTTTGGTATACCTTTAAGAGTAGTCAATCCGGTATTAGCCGCTTTGAAATTTCCGGTAATAGTTTCAAAATGACATGGCAGTTCTTTGAGATAAACACCACCCCCGATTTGACAATCACCTTGCACACTTACTAATCCTCTCTTAATTGTAACAAGATCAGTGGTGTAGAAATACCTATCAAAAGTATTTTCAATATTTTTATAAGTAGGTCTTACCATAATTCATTACCTTATCATTGATTACGATTACTGATTCCTAATACAGATTCAGTAATTGAGGTGACTATTTCAATATCGCTAACCCTAGCTGCTGAGATGAAAATTTCATTTGGATTAGCAGGTATCTCAAACAAATCACCAAACACTGATGTAGAATTCAATGGAACCATAACAATACTTCCTATTATTGTAGCTAACTGACTATGTATATAAGCAGACATTTCGGTAAAGAAAAAGGACTGTCCAAAATCCCAATTCGCTAGTGCAAAATACGCATTGATTACATTTATAACCATACTCTTGATTTCGTTATTAGTTGTCGTTGTTCCGGCAGTAGGAACAACTTTAAATGATACTTGATAAGCCGGGTCCGCCTGCTGACCAAATAATAATTTATATGTGACTGGATGCCAAATTATTTGGTCACTCATCATCTTGTATTGTTCTAAATTAGAAAATTGCGCACGTAATTGATCACTTGTTGGTGGCAATGGCAAATTAGCGGCTGGGCCGTTCGTTGATATCCAATTGCGTATATTCGTATCATAACTTGTGGTTAATACAAAAATATCAATTAAATTACTGACAGCTGGATCTATTCTCTGATTGGATGATGCATAATGATTCCAAACAAATTTTAAGTTATTTCTGCCAGTTTCAACCTGAAAAATACTAGTAACATCGGTCAAATATCCAACGCCTGTAACAGTGTTAACATTATACTGATATACCTTACCTGTTGACACAACATAACATGTTTCGCCTACAACCCATGTATTATCTTGTGGCGGCAATGGGACTGGCGGATTTGAGTAGATACGGTTGTCTGCAACATCTACTGGATCATAATATTGATATCCGTCACTTGTTGTATATTGTTCCCAAAATACCAATTTGTTGTTTGGATTAACATTTGGTGCAACAATATTTGTAAATGCATTTGGATTATCTGGGGTACCTAAACTATTATTGGTATTAAATGTAACACGTACAGATCTTGGTTCAGCATACCCATCCGGATAAATGTCCTGTCCTTGTATTATCCAATTATAGTCAGTGCCAATTGCTGCTGGGCTATCTGGCTGGGAATTAATACCAAGTATATTTACCGTATCATATACTGTAGCACCGGTGTTTATATCAACTACTTTGTCTGAAGTGCTATTATAAAATCTTACTTCATTATCACTTTCTATCACATATCGTTGAGCACGGGTCATAACTGTCCAGTTGCCTGCATTATAAACAACTTTAACTAACCAACTTGCATCTAAATTATCATTTGATGTATTGCCTGCATGTGATAAACTAAACACAGAACTCTGGCTTAGATTTTCGTTACTAATTACACTCCACTGTTGCAATAAATTATCAAATCTTATACCAAAGGTTTGATTTAGATTTAGGTAAGAAATAATACTGTTTATTTCAGTTGTGGTAAAAGTTGTTCTATATGCAGGATATGCTAATAAAGCTTTTGAACCGGTTGTTATTGCAGCATCTAATGTTACTGCTCCGAGACCATTTGCTAATATACCATTAGTTGTTGAACCAACACCATTTTGCATTACACTTAGTACCGTACTCCATACTATCGAATTTGACATGTTAAATTGAATAACACTACCTGCAGAAACATATTGTAATCCAGTTGAGGTAACAGCAACATTACCTAATGCCTGAACCGAACTACCTGTATAGAATGCACCACTTGTACTACCAGATCCGATATTAACTACTTTCCACGTGATACCATTCAATGTTTGCGGAGAATAGTTTGCATAATAAAAATCTCTAAGCTCAATATATGACGTTGTTTGGCCCAACGATCCGTTGACCATAGGTTGAATATAGTTTGCAACAATTGAACCTATGTTAGTTGCTGATGTAACGGTTACACCCAATTGATTTGTTGTAACCTCTTCATATAAGATACCGTCATCTGCAATCAGCAATGTGTCTTGATATGTACCTGTAGGATCATTTATATCTATAAATCTACTTTGGCCAGAATAGTACCTATTAACAGCATTAATCTTTAATGCAGCAGAATTTTGCAGTGGGAAAAGATTATAATCTTCTCCATTTACCATACGATCTTGTGTGTAATAAACTTGACTTGCTGCTAATTTAATCTGATCGTTTGTTTGTGTTGCTTGTGCATTATCAACTGTATATTGCAAATTTGCAATAAATGATAATGTATATGAATTATTTAAATTGTCAGTATACCCAAAACTAAATTGCGCGTTGGTAATGTCGTTTGGCCTTATTGAATAAGTTAAATTATTACTAACACGATACCAAACACGAAGTAGTCCTGTTGGTACATTACCAAAACTACCGTCAGCGAATCGTATACTAATTTGATCATTGCCGCTAGCATCTCTTGTTAACACGGAATAAATGTTTCTTGTACCAAGACTTATACTATTATAGATTACGTTAAAACCATTAACACTTGGTACCGGAGTCCAGTTTTGAACAACATTACCACTGTTGTCAATGCTTAGAACGAATACATCTGAGTTGTTTACATTATTTGCATTTACGTCAATTACTCGATTTGGTACAGCAAGATCTAATTGATAATCACTAAAAGATAATGTTCCTTGCTTAAACATTAAGAAATATCCGGTGTTAGGGCTCGAAAAACCATTACCATCGTTTTGATATATTATATTCCAACTATTAAGAGGATTAGGAGTTGTCTCGTAATAATAACCAGCACTGGTTAAACTACTGACAGTTGGATCATTTGCATTAACAAAATTAGGATTTACTAATTCAAAATTTGTAGATACACCACTGATAGATGCAGTAAATGGTATTACACTTGTAGGAATTGCAGTATTGTTCAATTCATATAATTGAGCCATAATACCGTTAACGGTTCCGCTTTTGGTCGGAGTACCTATCGGATTGTTACTGTTAAGTGCAGCATTAAGAACTAAATTAAATTGTTCTTGCCAATCTTGATTATTTAAATCATTCCATAAAATAGTTGTACCATTTAAATTATTGCCACCACTATCATATATGTCTTCATTGCAGTTAATAGCAGTAATCTTTAATAGGCCGGTTGCAGGTAAACAACGTTGTGGTTGATAGCTTAAAAGTCTTGCAAGTCTAAAGATACTGTCACGTCTTGTAGCAGTATCCATAAAATTTTCACGAGTATTCAGATCCATTCGGAAGGCAATACTTGTGCCAAGATAACTTAAAAGTTCTATAATTGCAACAAGTTCGCTGTTCTCAATCCAGTCATTAAAATCTTCTGGGTAATTGATACGAATATAATTGATAAGAGCACTTCTTATACTATTAAAGTCATATGCATTGAAATTGACTTGCGTAAACGCTGTATAAAGCGTTTGCCAGTTCTCAGCACTTGGAAAAAGTTGACTTTGTCGTTGCTGTTGTGTTATGGCCACATTTTGATCCTAAATTATATCAGATATTTAGCATCAAAATTTTATTATCAAAACGGCAGAGTATATTTTCTTATTGTAATGCCGCGGCAGTTGTTTGATCAAACGTCATACTAAATGTATTAACAACATTCCACGGTATATACAATAAATCCATTTGTACTTGTACGCCTTGTTCGAATGTTGTAACATTGGTGTTGATCAATTGCAGTCGAGTATCTATTGCTACAATCCGTTGACATTCTGCAACAATTTGATCTTGAATACTGTCATTTAATGGCTCAAACAACATAGACCAAATTTTGCATCCATATGTCGGCATCATTAATCTTTCGCCCGGCTTAGTATAAAAAGCTACAATTAAATCTCTATTTACAAGCTGAATATCAGCAAATTGAGATACTTTGCTGTTGGTATTAAGTGTGCTATACCCGACAAATAATCGGTTTTGTTGAATCATGACCATGAACTATTTATTGAATGAATATCAGATAGGGGAAAATGAAAATAAAGATTGCTAAAAAGAATTGATAATGAGTATGATATTTAATCATTAAAATCATAGTTAAATATAGCTAAGTATTGTTTTTGGCATAAATAACAATATGAAACCAAGTGAATATGCTAAGAGAAATTCAATCACATATAAAACTGCTTGGCTACATTTTACTACTTGCGGAATTACAACATGATCCGAAGTAGTAAGCTAAGATTGAAATATGCAAATAAATCAAAAATATCTAATGCATTCAAACTATGTAAATAGTTGATTTAGCATCCTAATTTGACTTATATCTTAAAATTTGGTTATAGTTTAACTATACCAAATTTTGGGAAATAGAATGGCTGAACCAACTAAAACAAAATATTTGACCAATGGTCAAATGTTAGAAGAAATACATAAAAGCAAAAAAACATATAGTTGTTATCTTTCTGATGAATATGTAGATTACGATTTTATAGCACCTAGCATAGAATCAATTACACAAGAAAGATTAGAAGAAGAACGTAAATTAAAATTTAATTTACAATTTAGTAAAATGAAAAAAGCAATGGTAGCAAGTGGTATTAAAAACCCGGTAGTACCATTGACCTTAGAAGATGTTTCTCTCGACGGGGTAGTTGTAAGAATTATGACTTGGCAACATATTCCTCTTAACCCAGATCCCGAAAAAGTTAAAAAAGCAAAAAACGAAAATGAAAGGCACGTAAAGGTAAATTTCCCCCCTTATCAACATTTTATTTTTAAAGATAATGAATGGGTGTGTGTAGCAAAAAGTCATTGGGTTAATGGTATACAAAATGGTCATTTTAGTACAACGCATGGTAGAATGACAAATAAACTTGCTATGATGTTTATGAAGCTTGTAGAGAAATATGGGCATAGAGGAAACTGGAGGGGCTACAGTTACATAGACGAAATGAAGAGCCAGGCGTTGGTGCAGTTAAGTCAAATAGGATTACAATTTGATGAATCTAGAAGCGAAACACCGAACCCATTTGCTTATTTTACCGCGGTTTGTAATAATAGCTTCACTCGAATATTGAATTTAGAAAAGAAAAGTCAGAATATACGTGATGATTTATTAATCATGCACGGATCAGCGCCTTCAAACACAAGAGTAAATGATGACGCAATATCCCAGCAACAAAATTTTGCAAATGATGAAGTAGCTAAAAAAACAAACAAATAATGATCAATTGAAATACTGGAATTTGACGGACAATCAGTTTACAATAAATAATACATGCACATAAATGAAATTCAAAACATAACAGAATCAAAAATAACTCTTAAATGTCTACCGCTTAAATTTAGTGAGGCTACATTATCTCCTGTAATGAGTAAGCACAATGTAGATGTGCATTATAATATTTTAACCAAAAACTATTTTAAAAAATATGCCAAGACTGGTGATCAATTTCAAAAAGCCGGAGCAGTTTTACATAACAGTTATTGGCAAGCTCTTAAAGCGTATGATGTTAAAAATAAACCAACTACAAAAATTATAGAGTTTATTGAAAAACATCATGGTAGTTGGAAAAAATTTGAAGATAAATGGATAGATGAAGCCTTAAAGGTTCATGGTAATGGTTGGATTATGCTTAATAAAACAGGAAAAATAATCACAGTCCATAATCATGAGATTAAACCAAATATTATTTTAAATATTGATATATGGGAACACGCACTAATCGATTTTGACTTTAATAGAGAAAAATTCTTAAAAGATTTTTGGACAATTGTAGATTGGAATGTTGTTGAGTTGAGACTGTAATGTCAGACAGAAGAATTCGTACAATTGCTAAGAGCTATTTTCAATTCAGTGCCATGCCTGGTAAAATTGGTAGAACACGCAGGTAACACATGGTAGATATAAAAGAGTATTTTAAAATAAAAAATTACACCATAAAAGATGGACTAATTTCTGCTGATGATGATGACGTTGAATTAATCAAGAAAGTTGAAAAATTACCGGTTCAATTCGGTCATATTAGTGCTGGTTTTTATTGTTATAATAATCAACTCACTTCTTTAGAAGGAGCTCCGCAATCACTTGGTGGTAATTTTGATTGTCGTAATAATCAACTTACTTCTTTGGAAGGAGCTCCGCAATCAGTTGGCGGTTATTTTTATTGTGCTTATAATCAACTCACTTCTTTAGAAGGAGCTCCAAATTCAGTTGGTATTTATTTTGATTGTCGTTATAATAAACTCATTTCTTTAGAAGGAGCTCCTAAAGAAGTTGGTGGTGTTTTTTATTGTGATTGGTCAGAAGATTTACCTTTACTACGATTGGTAAGATATCAAAACGTACGAATATTCAATAATGATCAAGTAAATGATATTATAAACAAATATTCTAATCATAAGCCATTAAAAGAAGCTATATTATTATGTCAGAAAGAACTGATTGATAAAGGCTTTATAGGAAATGCAGCGTGGTAGATATGATTATACAATCAAAGATGGATTAATTTCTACCAATGATGATGTTGAATTAATCAAGAAAGTAAGAGAATTACCAGTTCAATTTGGTCATGTTGGTGGTTATTTTGATTGTTATAATAATCAAC